TTATCAGTTATTGAAATCTACTTCTTGCTATCTCTATCAATCTTGTGAGGGCAAAGCAGATAAAAGACCACTTTTTAAATGTGTTGAAAGTATGAGAGATGAATTTGCTTTACACATTCTTTCAAGATTGCCCCAATACGAACAAGCACAATGGGGACACTAAATTAAATTTCCCCTTTGCCCCGAAGCACGATCTTCGGGGCAATCCCCCTCAAAAAGTCTTCCATACAAGCCCGAGAATTGACGAAACCGATCACGCTTGATCTACCGTACCTTTCAAATTTGCATAAAATTTTAGATGTTGTATTTACTTTGATATGGCACAGAAACCAGAAAGCAAATTTTGGAAAAAAGTTAAGTCTGAAACACCCGAAATTGTATGGACAAGAATAGAAAATTGGGCTTCTTTTGGTACGCCAGATCTATTGGGATACAATAAAAATCATCATTATTTCACAGTTGAACTAAAAGTAATGAGAAGTAAAAAATTGTCTATTTCTCCGCACCAAATTAGCTATTGTTTTGCACACCCAGAAAATCATTTCATCCTAGCCACGACCCACGCTCCGCTTTCCCCCAAACTTTATACGGGAAAAGAAATATTCACGCACCACGCTTCGCTTGAAAGTGCTACGCCTGTTGCTGATACGTGGAACGCTGTTCGCTTGTGGCTTAACCAGATATAACTACTCGCTTGTGACTTGCCCAATAAGACCCGAAAATTTGGGGCCAAAAAATTTCAATTTTTAGTTGTACAATCTGAAGTTGAATAGCTTTGGGCCAAAAAAGTTGACCCTTACCGTGCGCAATTAACCTATAAGACCCCTTTGGCCTTTAAGGGCAATTTAAATTATTTTTTAAATGGTATTGTAATTTAAAACAAATAGTCCTATACAATCCCATAATGAAACAAATAACAGAAAGTAGAAAAAAAATGAAAAAAGACGCTTTAATAGGTTACGAATATGCCTATTATTTTAAAAATGAAAACTGGATAGAATATTATCATTATTTAGATAAAAGATTTTATCGAGTTGATAAAAACAAAAAACCAAAATTATTTGAGGCCGTAAAAAATAACGGCGTTAAATTTAAGACGGTTGATGATGACAACGGCGACGCGATGCACGGCGTTTTTTGGTCGCCACACGGCATTGATTTTGAGCCGCTCGAATATATGGAAGCAGACCGCGGTCATACGATGCTTTATTATAAAGAACCTCAAAAAGATTGGCAGGTCTTATAATGGAACTTAAAGTTGAGTTAAAAAATGTTTACGGGGTAGAGCGCATTTACCCCGTATGCGACAAAGCCAAAATCTTAACGCGATTAACGGGCAATCGAACCTTGAACCGCGATGAGATTAAATTAATCAAACTACTTGGTTATAAAATAAATAATCAAGCGCCTAACCTATAGAATGGAGATAAAATGAAATATAAAGGCTACTATATAAAAATGGATATAAATACTAAAAAAATTCATTTTAAAAATGATATTGATGATTGCGTCATCACTATCAAAAACCCACGTTCAACGCTTCGCGAACTGGAATTGTTTATTATGGATACAATTGATAAACGCATTAAATATTTAACTTACTAGAAAGGAAAAAAGAAAATGAAGCAATATCCAATATGGAACCAAATTGAAGCGTGTATTTATAAAAGCGGTAAATCATACGGTGTAAAAAATGATGGCTTCAATCAAATTAAAATAGGTACGTCTTCAAGAAACAGTTGGAACTTTGTCAACACAAGGGTCACGCATAGAGAAAACGAAGACGGCACAAAAACATTTCATTTTTATGTTGATGGTAAGCTTTATAAAAAAGCAACACTCAACAAGAAAAAAGAAATGAGCATTGAATTAGTTAAATAAATAATCATCTAATCATCAAGCCCCGTTGCGCGATCAACGGGGCTTTTTTTGTGCTTGTTGGTTCGCTTGTCGCGTGTGCGCGTGGCGGTTGAATAGGGGTCTCATAGCAAATGTAAAAACGAAGTTTTTTCATTACCCCATAGTCTTAAATATTAAATATGTAACTAATATATGTTAGTATATAGTAAGATTTAGACATAGACAGGTACAGAATACATTATGAAAAATTTCCTAGGAAACGCCAAAATCCGAACTTTTCTTAGGGGGGAGGGGTAAAAATCAAAAAACAACTCTGTATTTCTTTGCAAAAAAATATTATAAAAAATTTTATGGCTCTAGATTTAGAAAAAATTAATCGTCTTCCACCAGACGCGAGAAAAGAATTTATGAAAACTTTCCTGAAACTTCAGGAAAAGAAAAAAGAAAATAAAATTCAAAATGATTTCATGGCATTCGTCAAGCACGTGTGGCCTGAGTTTATTGAAGGAGGACATCATAAACAAATTGCTGAAACGTTTAATCGTATCTCAAGAGGCGAACTAAAGCGTGTCATCATTAACATGGCTCCACGACACACGAAAAGTGAATTTAGTTCCTTTCTACTTCCTGCGTGGATGATTGGAAGAAATCCAAAACTTAAAATTATTCAGTCGACTCACACTACCGAACTCGCTGTGCGTTTTGGAAGAAAAGCAAAGACACTCATGGACAGTGAAGAATATAAACAAGTTTTTCAAACCAGGCTTCGAGAAGATTCTCAAGCGGCAGGTAAATGGGAAACCTCACAAGGCGGCGAGTATTACGCAGCGGGCGTCGGGAGTGCAATTACAGGAAGAGGTGCGGATCTTTTAATCATTGATGACCCACACTCGGAACAAGATGCGATGAACGCGGATGCATTAGAACGTGCCTATGAATGGTACACCTCAGGACCTCGTCAGCGTTTGCAACCGGGTGGAACGATTGTTTTGGTTATGACAAGATGGTCTCAAAAAGATTTGACTGGAAAATTATTACAAGCACAAAAAGGATTAAAATCAGATCAATGGGAAGTGATTGAGTTCCCTGCCATCATGCCGTCAGGCGAACCTGTATGGCCAGAGTTTTGGAAACTAGATGAACTTGAAGGAGTCAAAGCATCTTTGAGTATTGGAAAGTGGAACGCGCAATGGATGCAAAATCCAACTTCAGAAGAAGGATCAATCATTAAACGTGAGTGGTGGCAAAAATGGGATAAAGATTATATTCCAACTTTGCATCATGTCATTCAGTCTTATGATACGGCGTTTATGAAAAAAGAAACCGCCGACTATTCTGCGATTACAACATGGGGCGTGTTTTATCCAAGCCCGGACAGCGGTCCAAATCTCATTCTCCTCGATGCAGTGAAAGAACGACTTGAGTTTCCTGAACTTCGAAGAAAGGCACTTGAACAATATCAGTATTGGAAACCTGAAACCGTGGTGATTGAATCCAAAGCATCAGGACTGCCTTTGACTTACGAGCTCAGAAAGATGGGTATCCCAGTAATTAACTTTACACCTTCCAAAGGAAATGATAAACATTCTAGGGTAAATGCCGTAGCACCTTTATTTGAAAGTGGTCAGATATGGGCGCCCGAGGAAGATTTTGCAGATGAGGTGATAGAAGAATGTGCAGCGTTTCCATATGGAGATCATGACGACCTCGTCGATTCTATGACTCAAGCGGTGATGCGATTTAGACAGGGAGGGTTTATTGAACATCCAGAAGATTATGAGGATGAACCTCTTCCACAACAGGAACGAGCTTACTATTAATGGTCAAAACCAAACTCACCGATACGATACCCCCGAAGCGTGGACCGTTGTCACAAGGCTTGAAAGTTCCTCAAAAAAAGATTAAACTAGTGCGCTCGGAGAAATTAAATGGCAGACATCGATAAATCATTACCTAATACAAGAACAACTATTGAGATCCCTGGTGAAGAAGAAATTTCACAAGCGGTTGAACAAGAAATTGTAGAGGAAGCACAACAACCTGAAGAAGTAGAAGTTATTCAAACTGAAGATGGTGGTGCTGAGATTTCATTTGATCCATCAGCGGCGAACGTGGAAGGTGGACAAGATCATTTTGCAAACTTAGCAGATATTTTAGATGATGATATTTTAGATCCACTTGGATCAAGACTAACTTCTGATTACATGGATTATAGATCTTCAAGAAAAGATTGGGAAGATACTTACAAAAATGGTTTAGATCTTTTAGGTTTTAAATATGAAAAAAGAACAGAACCTTTTAGAGGTGCATCAGGTGTAAACCATCCAGTCTTAGCAGAAGCCGTTACACAATTTCAAGCACAAGCGTATAAAGAACTTCTTCCAGCAGACGGACCTGTCCGAGCTCAAATTTTAGGAGCAATCACTCCACAAAAACAAGATCAAGCACAACGTGTAAAAGATTTTATGAACTATCAGATCATGGATCAAATGAAAGAATACGAACCTGAATTCGATCAAATGCTTTTTTATCTCCCTTTAAGTGGATCGACATTCAAGAAAGTATACTATGATGATCTGCTAGGACGTGCGGTTTCTAAATTCGTCCCAGCGGATGATCTAGTTGTACCTTACTCAGCAACAAGCTTAGATGATGCTGAAGCAGTTATACATGAAATTAAAATTTCAGAAAACGAATTAAGAAAACAACAAGTTGGAGGTTTCTATGCAGATATAGATTTAAACCAACCTGGAATGAACAATGATGAGATTGATAAAAAGGAACAAGAGATAGAAGGTTTTAAACAAACCAAACAAGATGACATGTATACTTTGTTAGAGTGTCATGTAAATTTAGATTTAGAAGGATTTGAAGACTTAGATGAATTAGGAGAGCCTACAGGAATTAAACTTCCGTATGTAGTTACGGTTGAAAAAGATTCTAGAAAAGTTTTATCCATTAGAAGAAATTACAGACAAGATGATCCAAAAAGAAATAAAACAAATTACTTTGTCCATTTTAAATTTTTACCGGGATTAGGATTTTATGGTTTTGGTTTAATTCACATGATTGGTGGATTAACTAGAACTGCAACATCC